GGGATCGCGCCGCTGTCGCTGGTCTGGATGGCCGGCGCGTAGTCGACGAACGAGATCCGCGCGCTTAAGTCCGCGCCCGGCTCGATCGAGCGCACGAGCAGCTCGACGGACTCGGCCCCCAGCTCGCCGAACTGGATGAGATCCCCGACCCCCGGGCCCGACGCGGTCGCGACCGGTGTCGCAAGGTCGAGCTGCGTCTGATCGCCGACGACAGTCGTCAGCGTGTACTCGGCCGACGTCGAGGCCTGTCGTACACGGATGCCGTAAGTCGTGCCGCCGGCCATCGTCAGCGGCGCGTCGACGACGATCGCCGTGGTGTTCAGCCCGGAGGTCACCAGCGACTTGACACGCGCCTCGCCGAGGCCCCAGAGCATCAGATCATGGCGCACCCGCACCAGGTCGCCCCGGTTACACACCAGGTGCTCGAGGTCGGTCTCGCCTTCGTAGACTTCAGAGCGCAGGCGCGCGGCGAACATCGCCCGCCGGCCACGCTTCCACGCGGCCGCGGTGCTGGTCGTATAGGGCAGCTCGAGCGTCTCGAAGAGCGTGCTGTTCGCGGCCGTGTAGCCGTCGTCATACACGAACAGTTCCTCGGCCTGATGGCCGGAGCTTTCCGGGTAGAAGATGACCTTCAGCGCGTGCGGCCTGACGGCGAACACTTTCGTCGAGCTGAAGCTGCGGAGGTTCCGCGGCGTGAAATGCTGGATCACGGTGTCGCGCGTGTTGTCGACGACGACCGAGAATTTCCCATCGGTCACGGTCGGCGAGGCGCAGGCGGTCGCGGCAATCTCCTGCAGGCATTCGTAGACCGATTGCCGGCGATCAAACACGCCGTCGAACGTAAAGCCGTTCGCATCGCACCAGGCGGCCCACGCGAGCAGCGCGTCGAGATCGATCCGGCTGTCCGGCACCGGGCGCGCATTGGCCGAGCCGCGGAGCACGTCGGCAAAGGCCCACGCGGGATTGCGCGTGGCCTGCTCGACCCACGTCGATCCGTTCCACACCGGCAGCACCGAGGTCACGGTGCAGTTCAGTTGCTCGATGACGCCGGAGAGCTGATCGGTCGCCTGCGCGCGAACGGCAATTCGGGCGATCCCGGTGCGGGTGACCGGCGGCTCGTTCTGGTGCGAGCGCATCGCGGTCCAAAAAGACTGCTCGCTCGTGACCGACTGGTTGTCGCCGACGTTGTCGGACTGATCGTCGATGGTCAGGCGCTTGACTTGCACGTCCCATTGCCCGCGCGCCACCCGGAACCGGACCGATCGACGCACCGCGCTCTTGCTGTTGGCGGCGATTTCGAACGCCCCGCCGGTGATCGTGACGCCGAACGATTCCTGCAACAGCGTCGGGTTCTGCCACGGCCCGCCAGCGGTCGGCCGGATCTGAACTTCGAACTGCACCGCGACGCCGAACTTGATGTTGCGATCGCTGATCCGCTGCAGGCCGTTCGGGAAGGTGACATCGAGCGTGACTTCGTCGGTGTCGGGCTCGGTGGTGCGAATCGAGAACCCCGAGACCTGCTTCAGCTCGATGTTCAGCGACTGCTCGCGCACCTGATTGCTGAACAGCGTGATCGGCGTGTCGGTGCCGTAGCCCTCGCGCACTTGGGACTCGAAGTTCCTGAGCGTGCCGACGGCTTGATCGCCGACTCTGAGGTTCGTGATCTGCATCGGCCCGTAGCCGACATCGAACAACATCCGGATATATTGCTGCTCGCCCCAGTACAGCTCCGTGTATGGCTGCGCGGCGAGCAGCGGGTAGTAGTTGACCCGGCGGCCGTAGATGCGCGGCACGACGCCATAGGGCCGGGCCTCGTTCTTGACACCCTGTATCGAGAACCGCGCGGTCACCTGTTCGTTGTCCCGGCCGACCGAGCGCTGCTTCGGTGCTGGTGCCAGGGCCGAGGTCAGCAGCGCCGTGGTCAAGCCGATGCCGGCCTGCACGAGCCCGAGCTGCAGCGCGGTCAGCCCCAAGGTCGCCGCCCAGCTCGAGGCGGCAAAGCCGGTGATGGCGATCCCCAGGCTGATCGGATCGGCCGCCATCGCGCGCACGACCACGGTCCCGCGCTTCACCCGGACGTGCTTCCACTGCGATTTCGGGATCAGCCGATCCTCGAGCGCGACGACCGCGTGCGCCATCGTCGACAGCGTCACCCCGCCCCGCTGCGCTGCCGATACGACGACATCCTCGACCGTCGGCCGGCCGGGCAATTCGTAGACGTGACGCGTCAGCCGCAGCGGATGCGGCACGGCGACGACGGTGATCATCGTCGCCAGAACCCCGCGACGCGGCGCGACCAGGTCAGCGACTTGTACGACTCGACGCAGCTATCGGTGCCGGGCCGTGCGTGCAGAAAACGCCCCTCCCCGACCACGATGCCGAGGTGCGACTCGGCACCCGCCATTTTGAACAGGACGACATCCCCGCGGCGCTCGGTGCCGGCCTTGACCGGTTGCCACTCGTCGGACGCCCCGCGCACGATCGCCGCAATCTGCCGGCGCTCCTCGAGGTCCAGCTCGCGCCCGTAGCGATCGCCGAACGACGGCAGCTTGAGGCCGCGCTGCTCGAGGTGATACAGCCGCACCAGGCCCCAGCAGTCGAGCCCGCGGCGATCCGTCCCGTGCAGCTCGAACGGGATCCCGACATAGTCCGCGATCATCGGTCGACCGCGTCGAACAGTGCCGGGTTGGTGGTCGGCGTATAGGTGGCTTCCGGGAACGGCTCGTTCATGATGGCCTCCGTCCCGAGTTCGATCCGCAGCGTCCGATCGGAGATCCGCGCGGTGCGACTTTCGAACACGAACGGCCCGGCCTCGATGGTGTCCGGATCGGCAGCGCGCACGATCTCCTGCGTGATCGTGAACGGCGTCGACAGGCTGCGAAAAGTCGCGGTGAACTCGCGCGTGACGTTGTCGAGCATCAGCTCGAGCGTCGGCAGCTCGCCCTCATTTTGCGCGGGCAGGATCGGCGGGAACGACCAGGCAATGAAGGTCTCGCCGTCGCTGACGATGTCCTCGGTATTGTTGACGAGCCGGATCGGCGTCGGCAGATCGGCGTGCTCGATGGTCAGGAGCTGCAGCCAGACCTCGTCCGTCTGTGCGGCGTAGAGGGACGCGCGGCCGTCGACCGAGGTCACGGGAGGATTTCCAGCATGAGGGTCGTGCGCCAGTAACCGGCGCCGAGCGGCCGGTACTCAGGACGGCCCCGGAAACGATACTCAACGGCGGCCAGCGTGCGGTGATGCACCCAGTCGAACGGATCGACCGCGCCGACCGTTACGTCGTAGAAGGTGTCGAGCAGCGCGACCTGCGCGGTCGTCAGCACAAGACTGGCCTGGAAGACTTTCACCTCGGCAGTGTAGCGACGGCGCAGTTTGGCCGGGCCGGTTTCCATCTCGGTGCGGATGACATTCGGCTCGGCCGACTCCGTGAAGTCAGCGAGCAGCACGCGCTGCGGCAGGGTGGCGGGCCAAACGGCCATCAGCGGGCCACCAGCGGCGCGCGTACGCCGAGCGGTGCCAGCATGCCGCGCGAGGCCGCACGAGTGACCGATCCGCCGACGAACACGTCAATGCCGCGGCTGTCGTTCTGCTCGGTGCGGACCTGGTCGTTGCCGTAGTTGTAGATGTTGACCGTCGGCGCGATCCCACCATTCGGGACCACGGTGCCGGCGGCGCCCGGGATGAGCAGCTCGGGCCCGCGCTCGCCGACGACATAGGCACGGCCGGCCGCGACCGGCCCGCCGTTGGCCCGGAAGCCGCCGAAGATTTTCGAGAAGAAGCCGCCGATGCCCCCGCCGATCGAGCCACTTTTCAGGAGGTCTTGCGCAATCTTGGCGAGCGGATCAGTGACGAAGGTGCGCGTCGTAATGCGCAGGATGTCCTTGGCGAGGCCCTGCAGGATGTCGCCAAAGGATTCGGCGTTGACGATGGCGTCCTCGAAAGCCGAGCTGAAGGTCGCGCCCAAGTCGGCGAAAGTCTTGTCGAGCTGCTTGGCCTTGGCGTCTGTTTCATCGAGGCCAGCCGTGGCGCGGTTGAAGGCTTCGACAGCGGCTTCGCCGTATGCGGTGTTATTGCTCCCCAGCAAGTCGTTCAGTTCTCGCAGCGTATCGAGATCCTTTTGCAAAGGCGTGCGGTTCGCATCGGCTGCCGCCTTGCGGCGACGATCGAGTTCCTCCCACTGCTTCGCCTCCTCCTCGATGTCGCGCAGCGTCTGATCAACCGCCGCATCGTATGCACGGAAGCGTTCGCGCTCCTGTTTCGCCAATTCTTTCGACGCTTTTGCTGCCGCCTTGGCGGCGGTTTCGGGATCGACTTGGCCCTCGATGCCGGGGCCGGTGAACGGGTTCAGCACGGCCGCGCGGCGGGCGCTGACGTCGGTCTCCTCGCGGCCGGTGCGCGCGGCGTTGCGGCGCACGCGGAGCTTCTCCTCGAGGCCGACGATGACGTCCGAGGCCTGCTCGGCCTGGCGCTGGAAGCGATCGGAGTTGAACAGCCCGGCCTTGAAGATCTCGAACTGCAGGCTGAAGCGCTCGAGCTTGAGCGCGGTCTCGGTGAGGAAGGTGTCGAAGTCCTTGCCGAGGCCGCGGATGGCCGGCCCGGCCTTGGGCACGCCGGTCGCAATGGCATTGAACAGGGCAGTGAGCGCCGGCGCCAGGGCAGTCGCGAGCGCCTTGCCGGCGGACTGCGAGGCCAGACTCAGGTCGCCGAGGGCATCGTTGAACGCGTCGAACTTGTCGGCCTGGTCGCGCGTGATGACGCCGTTCAGTTCGATGAAGCGGTCGACGAGGCGGCCGATCCCCTCCTCGCCTTCGAGGATGAGCGGGGCCAGTTCCTTAAACTGTTTCCCGAACAGGGCGGCGCCGGCGGCCGCGCGCTGGCTCGGGTTGTCGATCTTGGCGAGCGCGGTGCCGATCACGCCGATCTGCGACGCGAGATCGAGGCGCCCGAGTTCGTCGGCGGACACCCGGATGAGGTCAAGCGCGGC